TAATTCTAAAACATTTTTATTCCCAGCCATTTGATGTAAATCATCTATATTTTGAGTTATTACTGCTTTTAATATACCCATTTTTTCTAATTCAGCTAAAGCCAAGTGACCTTTATTAGGTTTGATACCATTAATATTTAATTCTTCTTCCACATATTCTAAAAAGATTTTTCTATGTGTACAAAAAAAGTCTGAGCTTAATACTTCTTCAGGTCTATATTTTCCTTTATACAAACTACTATATAGTCCATCTTTACCTCTAAAACTCTTCAATCCACTATCGGTCGATACACCAGAGCCAGTGAAGAAAACAAGATGTTTAGAGTTTTTAATTATATTAGCTAACTGTTTAATTTTATCTTCCATTCACATCACTCCTTTTTTTTAAGTATATCACACCAGTAAAAAAAAGCAACTTATATAAAGTTGCTTTTCAATAAAATAAAATAGAAAGTTTTAAAGGTTTAAATGAAATTATTCTTATTTCTTTTATCAATATTTTTAAAATCTTTTTTGTTTCAACAATATCTTCTTCATCGTAATTTTCAATTATGAATTTAAGTTTTTCTAAAATCTTTATATCTTTTGGAGTTGAAATATTTAAGATTTTTTCAAATTCACTAACTTTTTCCTTAGTTATCTTTAAATCGTTATTGATATCCTTAAATTTATTATCAAGTTCTTCTTCATTTATATAACCTTTTTGAAACAAATTTATTACTCTTTCTTTTTCGTTTTCAAGTAGTTTCAAGTCATTTTTTAATTTTAAAAACTTCTTTTCCTCATTCTTTTTATCTTTAGAGCTATATTGATTTAGTTCTTCAAGTTCTTTTGAGTTTAAAATAAGATCCTTTATTGCTTTATCCATTGTTTTTGCTGAGAAAACTTTTCTACATTTTCTATTAACACAAGTATATGAATAGTAAGTACGAACTACTTTTCCATTTTTAGTCTCATAGCTCTTTTTTCTTTTTTGTTGATACATTTTATGACCACATTTACAATATATAAGAGAAGAATATAATAAATATGGTTTTGCATTTCCAAAAGAAGCTCTAACTTTCATATTTTTTTCCCTTAGAGACTGACAAAATTCAAATAATTCTAAAGGAACAATAGGCTCATGGAGACCCTTATACCATTTTATATTTTTTCTGCTTTCTTTTCTCTTTTTCTCGTTCAACTCTTTAACATATCTTCTAAAAGGAACAAAACCAATATAAATTTTATTATCAATTATTTCCACTATATCTGATCTTGTTTTCTTAAATCTTCTACCAACTTCAGACAAGTTATGAGTCTCTGCGTATGTTTCAAAAATCTTAAGAATAAAAGGAGCTTTCTCAGGATCAGGAACAATCATTTTATTTTCCCCTCTCATGTACCCAGTTGCTGGATTCCCATGAACAAAGTATCCTGCTTTTGTTTTTTCTTCTAAATTGCTTCTTATTCTCAAAGACATTTGTTTTATATCTTCAGCTCCCCAAGCTAAGAATATAGAGAGAGTCATAAAGTCTTTTAAATATGGTTGAGATATGCTATCAAAAGTAATTTTATATAATTCTAGTTCTTCAAAAAATTTCATTCCAGTAGATATTTTTCTAGCTATTCTTGAAACTTCCCAAAAAACTATTTTAGTATAGATCTTCTTACTTATTGATTCAAAGAGCTCATTAAATTCTTTTCTATCATCTACCCTTCCACTTTCAACATCTTGATAAACTTTTAAAACTTCATAGTTCTTTTCTTTACAGTAGTCCAAACACTTCTTCAATTGGATATTAAGAGAGCTTTCGCTCCCATTATCCTTACTTTGCTCTTTTTTAGAAACTCTTATGTAAATGGCTACTTTTTCCATTATGAAGCCTTTTTTCTTAAAATTATTTTTTTATATAATTCTTCAATTTGTTCAACTACTGCTCTTTTTATTATATTTATTTCTTCGTTTTTTACTGGGTTATTAGTTTCCATATTATACTTAGCTCCTTTCCTTTTATCTCCAATATTTGCAAGAAAAATCTTCTTGTTGTTCATAACCAAGCTCTATGGTTGTAGCTTCTGATTTTTCAGTAACAAATTTATTTATTTCATCTGAAAGCTCATCTGCTAAATCATATAAATCATCAGGATCTAAGAACCTTCTGAAATGATTATCAAAAAATTTTGTAATAATATCCAAAGTTCCCCAGTAAGAAGAGGGGACATCTGGATAAAGTTTTTCATTTAAAATAGTACATTTTCCTTTGTTATAGTTAGAACACCATTTACAAATTTTTTCCATTTAACTCACCTATCTTTCTTTAACTAAGCTTTCATTTTAAATTCTTTCCTTTTATCCTCCTAAGCAGTTTTAATTTTCATAATTTCTCTATCAACCATATCTAAATATTTTTCAGACGATTTTATTAGTTCTTGAACTTCTTCTTTGATATTAAGTCCATTGACTAATTTTTTAATTCTATCTAATTTAAAATTTTTAATGAGCTTATTCCAAGAATGAACTGTATCTGTAAATCCAGCTGGAAGCCTTTGTAATTTATCTTCCAAAGTCATTGGAGCCTTTTCCCAGATAGAGTTTGCACAATCTTTAATATGAGCTTGCATAACTTCTCTGGTATAGAAATTTTCTTCATACTCTATATCTTGATCTTTAACATCATCATAACATTTGTTATAAATATCAGATGTTAGATTTTTACATCTACCTAACAATATCTTGTAATAAGTATTTAAATAACCATCTTTTTCATTTTTCCAAACCTTTTGATGATTACCAATTACAATTTCCAATGAAAGTAAAAGTGTCTTTAAACTTAAAGCATCAAGCTCACTTTCAGTAGGTTTTTCTATAAATTTAATTTCTTTTTTTTCATTTATCTTTATCTCTCTCTTCTCTGTTTTCTTTATTTTTCTCATTTTCAACACCTTTCGCCACCAAAAGAGTAGCTAAAGCTAAATTAAGTATATTCACAATATCACATCCAACTTTCCAGCAAAAGAAAAGGAAAATTTAGTTTATTTTTAATTTTTCTCCAAAGGCTAATTTCCATATAGCCTAGTTCAAAATTTTTAATTTTTCCTTTACTTTGATTAGCAATTATAACAGCATCATTGAAAGTACTTGCAGTATATTCACCATCAACTAAATAAAAATTTTCGCTAATTTTTCTTATTTCTAGCATCTTATCCTCCTAGTTTATTGACACTGCAAATAATTTAATGTTAAAATAAAACTGTCTGAGGGCTTTATTAACACGAGCAATTATTTGCAGTGAAAAATAATAAAGTCTTTTTTAAATTATTCTATTTAAAACTTTTATAAAGACTTTTAACTCTTCTATCTCATTTTTGAGATTTACAATTCTTGAAATGCCTAGCATAGCGACTGCAGCATCATCTTCTACAAGAGAGTTATTGTAATCTATTGTTGCTTGAGCCTTTTCTATCAAAGTTTTTTTGTCAATCATCATAGTTCCTCCATAAGCTTTTGTAAGTTATTAATGTATTCACCTAGTTCTTTTTTATATTCTTCTCTTTCATTATCTTTTAGAGTTTTAGCTCTCTTTTCCATTCTTTTTATCTTGTTAAAGTTAAAGAATTTTTGACCAGCTGGAAGAAACTCAAGTTTATTCTTTTCAATTACAGGAAGTAATTGTTTTTTAATTTCTTTAACCTTATAGATGTCATTTTCTAATATTCCTAATACCTCTTCGTATTGGAGTTCTTTATTGGTTAAAATTTTTATTGCTTGATCTGAGTAAGCAAATATCTTATCTTTATAATTTTGGAATTCTAAATATAAATTCCATCTTTTTAAGTAAACAGAAACAGCATCTTTTGAAAGTCCTTTAGACTCATACCAAGCCATAAATGAATTTGAAGGCTTTAAAGTTTTTTCAATTAATGCTAATGACGAACACATGTCGAATAAGTTATTTTTGTACTTCTTATATGTATTCATAAATATCTTTTCTTGCTCAGATACAGTAGCTATTTCAACAGCATTTAATTCGTAACTGTCGAAATTAAATTCCTTTATTTCAGATTTAGAAGATATAACTATGTCAAAATCATTATCTAAATTTTTATTCATTGTCTATCTCCTTCCAAATACTTATAAAAATTCCCTTTATATAATCTAATTTTTGAGCTTTACTTTCCCATAAGAGAGTTTCATTGTCTATCAATTTAGAAATAAGGCTAAGCTGAGGAATAGGAAAACTTAAATGGATTCCTTGTACACTTAGTTTTTTGTTTAAAAAATCATAGTATTCTTTCTCAAGCTTTGTTCTTCCAATTCTATTTGGAACAATAGCCTTAACCTTATTCAAATCAACTTTCTTCAACATACTCAACACCGAATGAGTTGTAATATTATCAAGAAAGGTTGGAATGACTATATGGTCTGCAATTTCAATAAATAAATTATCTAGCCCCATTACTGGAGATCCATCGATAACAATATAGTCAAACTCCTCTTTCAAAATATTTATAGCTTTTTTAAAAGATTCATTAAAAGAATTTTTAATCTTATAACCTTGTAAGTGCAAGAAGAAAAGATTTTCTCTTAATTTTTTAATTTTGTAGCTTTTACCTTCAATAAAATCTTCAAGTCCAAATTTACTAGTATCATCAACTTTTACTCCTGCAAATTTTAAAATGTCATTTTGGGAATCGCTAGTAAGAATTAAAGTTTTTTTATCTTTTATAAATGCCTTATAGGCTGCTAGTTGTAGAGTTATATAAGTTTTACCTACTCCACCTTTATTGTTTTTAACAAGTATAATTCCCATAGTATCCTCCTAATTTTGATTATGTTTTTTAGCAAAATATATTTTATGATTTTGTAGATTTATCAATTTAACTCCATCAAACTGTAATTCTAGTAATGGATGTACTGTCCCACGTTTTTTATTTACAATTGCATAACTACCGTCAGCTCTTTTTTTAACAACACCACAAGTAATCATCTCATTATCTTTTATAGCTAACACATAATCATCAGTATAAATAAAATTCTTGTTAATTTTTATTCCAGTGCTTTCAAGCCAAATAACATCTGAAAAATCAAATTCTTGTTCACCTGTTCTTTTATTTTCTCCTATTATTTTCATTTCTTTAAAGTCTACATTCAAAGCTTTATATACCCCTCCTGTAGATATACTGTAGAATTTACCGTGTAGTTTCATTGTTTAATCTCCTTTTTGATTATAAAATTCTGGTTCTCTTAATTTTTTAAATGCACCTATTTCTATGCCGTGTAAATCAAATGATAATCTTCCCCAGTTAGAGCAAAATTTATATTCTTCAAAATCTAATCTTTGGTTTTCTGGAAGAAGATTATTTATTCTTTCAAAGTCTTTTTGAAGCTTACACCACTTATCAAAGGGCATATTTATTTTTATTGTTTTTTCCATAGCACTCCCATTTTTTCTTTGATTTTTTGTGAGATCATAAGATAAAAGACGCTTTCAGCATTTTTTTTGATATCTCTTAGCATAGGATTTTTCAATTCTTCAATTATTTCATTTTCGATTTTTAACTGTTGTTCTTGAGGTAAACCTTTAAAAAATTCAATTGCTTCATCATTTCTTTGATACTCCTTTCGTTCTTCATTTTTTATTTTTTCTTGCTCAGCTTCTCTCATTTCAATCTCTTTAGTATTAACTTCAGTTGTTCCTTTGAAAAGATGGTTTGAGAATACAGCAGCAATATTTTTAACATCACTTTTATTTTTCAAAATATTTAGCTGGTCCTGGAATGTTTTTAAAATAAATCCTAGTGAATTATTTTTTAATAACTCTAAAACTTTAGTTTCATGCTTTTTAGAAAAATCAATTCCATTATCCACAAACCATTGTTTTATTTTTTTTAAATCATCATAAATATTATTATTTATATTATTATGATCATGATTATGATTATGATTATTATTTATTATTTCTTCTTTATTATTTATTGCCACCGCCTCGTTCAACGGAGCGTTAGACGACTCGTAAAAGTTATTGCTATTATTAGTTTTTTTGTTTTTTTCAAAATTAGATAAATTTATTGACGACACGTCAGACGACTCGTTAGTAGTCTCGTTATACGATACATTATTTTTATAAATTAAAAGCCCTATAAAATTTTTCAAAGAATTCTCAGGACAACAAGAATACATTAAAGCTAAAAATTCTTTATTTTTTACCTGCTCAATTTCCTTTTTTATTAAATCTTGTACTGGCTTTCCACCAATATTTAGATTATTCTCAGCCCATTTCAATAAGATAATTTCTCTTGATTCAACATCATATTTTATTAGCTTGTGATATGTTTCAAATCTTTGTAATAGAGCAGTCACAGACTCAATAGAATATCCTAAATCAAAAGCCATTTGCTTTTTAGTTATAGAATAGATCCCAATTTGTGTTGTAAATTCATTTGTCATTAAATATAAATAGAAGTATTTATCTTCTGCTGTCATTTCTTCTTGGATATAAGTATTACTCCAGAAGCTAGTTTGTATTTGTCTAAATTTAGCCATATTTTCTCCTTAATTTAGCTGCAATGAGTTTTCACAATATATTATTATCAAAATTTTCTAGTAATTCCTTGATATAATAAAGCAATACTAAATATTTCATTTTTGTTTCGGAAATATTCTTATTCATTTTTAATTCAAAAATCCTTTGCTGTTTTTGAAAAGCAGTTGAAATAAACTTAGGAGTTATAAAATGAACTTTAAATTCTCCCTTACTATGAAAAATAACTCCCTTTTGCTCTAATTTATTTTTTACATAAAATCTTTTAATTTCATGGTTTACTAATTTTTTTAAGAGTTTAATACTCATTTTTCCTCCGTTCCACAAAACGATTCCCTCTTCTATAAAACACTGTAAAATAATTTTCAGTATTATAGAATTGTTTAAATTTTCTAAAAAATGTTGTATAATCTATTTACAGTATTTTATACAGGAGGTATTATATGTTTGATGAAAAATTTTTGACCTTATTATTACTTTTCTTTCCAGGAATAGTAGGAGTATTATTTATTAACTATGTATTAGAAAGCTATAAGAAGCTGGAAGCAAATTTATTTCTTCTTTATTCTTTTGCATTAGGTGTTATATCCTACTTGCCTACAAGATTATTTTGTGAGGATAGCAATATATTTGAACTTAGAGTTTCAATAAAAGCTATAATACTAGCTACTATCTTTTCTTTAATAATCTCAGCAATAATAATATTTGTGATAAATAATGAATTTCTTCATTTATGTATGAGAAAAATAAAATTATCACAAACAATGGGAAGAAAGTATATTTTAAAAAATATTGTAGCTTCAAAAGATCCTGAGATAAATTATTTACTCAACCATTGGGTATTAATAAGATATCAAAACAAAGAACAATGCTTCCAAGGCTACATAGGAGCAATAGATGTTTTAGAAGATAACTATGTAGAAATCTTACTAAAAGAAGTCAGTGCTTACTATGATAATAAAACAGAGCCTAGCTATAAGGTTGAAGCTATGTATCTTTGTGAAAAATTAGAAAATATAATAATAGAATTTCAAAAAAATATTTAATATTGAAAGGAGGAAGACTATATGCCAAATGGACAAGTAAAGAATCCTATTACTGATAGTGTAGAAAAAGCTATTTCAACCCCAATGAGCAATCCTAAACCACCAGTTCCAAAGAAATAATAATCTCCCCCTTTATAAAATACTGTAAAGAAATATTCAATTGCCAATGTCCAATCCCATCCTCCTATGGAGGAACTTCAATTATAAGCATAGTTTTCAGCTCCTTTTAATCATTAGTCTTTATATAGATAACCACAAATAGTAATATTTATAGTCATCTATCTAAGGACTAACCTTAGATTATTTTTAAATAGGTTTTTTAATTAATAAATATTGTTCAGCTATTTCTTCACAGATTTGTCTTAGTTCGTACTCTCTTGCAGCTTCTAATTGCTCAATAGTTTCTTTTTTGTTTTCATCAATCATTCCTTGAGCAATCATTTCATTTAATAATCCAGCTAAGGCTTTTTCTATTTTTTTTCTATCTTTAATATACATTTGAACCTCCTATTGTTTCAATTCTTTTATAAATTCAGCATCAACATTTAAAGCACAAGGCTCTATATTAAACTTTTCTGGAAGAATAGAATATTTTATATCGATATATCTTTTAGCATCTTCCATACTTGTAAAGGCATTAAGAATAACATTATCATCATTAGTTACTATAAAGATTGTTACAGCTGTCTGAGGGCTTTTATCTTTCTTAGTCATTCTTTTCACCTTGAATTTTGCAAGCATAACCTAATTTTTTTAACTCTTCTCTAATTTCTAAAAATTTTACATTTCCATATTTTTCAATTAATTCATTAAGTTCATTTATTTTCATATTCAATCTCCTCTCCTAACATAGATCCTAACAACAATCCTAATTCAAAAAATTCATCTTCAATAGTTTCAAAAGTTTTAAATAGTAACTCTTCAAAGTTTTGAAACTCAACATCAGATAATTTTTCTTCCAGAAGATTAAGCTTATTTATAAGAGAATCTTTCATTGCTTTAGAATCTCCATTCAAATATCCTCTCTCTTCCAACATCCTTACCAACACCATTACCTTTTTACTTTCTATAAAAATCACCTCTGTATTTTTAAAAGTTATTTTAATTTAAAAAGCAACTATAATTAACTAAAAATAAAATATACTTTACTTTTATATTTTTATTATAACTTTAAAAATTTTTTTGTCAAGAAAAAAATAAAATATATTTTACTTTTAAATAAATA